GGGCTCCTCGCTCTCGATGCGATAGGGGTACGCGCCGCTGTTCGTGATCCCCGTCGTGATGTCGAGCGACCATCGCTTCTCGAATGTCGGAACGCCGGTCGTGCCGATCGATCGGTAGTAGATATTCTTGCCGCTCTCGGTCCAGATCATCAGCTCGCAATAGTCGCCGGGCTCATCACGGGTGAGGAAGTTGCCCGAGCCGTCGATCGCGACGTTGTGGCTTTGGTAGTACATCACCCGCTCGCCCACGAGCGTGTAGAGCGCGCCGCTCGTGGTGATGGACCAGGAGCCCTCGCGCATGAGCGACGGGTCCTGCGAGCGGATCGCCTGGTCGCCTTCCGCGTTGTACTGGATGAGCTGATCGATCCCGAGATCGCCTGCCATCGTACCGCCCGCTTTGAGCAGGTAATCACCGGCCGCGCCGAACAGATCGAGCTTCGTCTTATCGGCCGCCGACATGAACCCGGAGACCGCTCCAGTGGCCACCGCGTGGAGCGTTCCACCGCCACGCGTCCCATGGGCGTGGACGTGATCCTGGCGCGATCCGTCGTTCGAAGTCCCGGCCAGCGGGATCGCGTCCGCTACGTCGAGCGGGACGGTACTTGACAGCGGGGTCAGGACTACATCGGCCACGGGACCTCACTCTACCAGGGGATCCCTGGAGCTGAAACGAAACAGGCCCCCGGGGGCGATCCCTGGGGGCCTGTTGGGGTTGGCCCGCGCGGCCTACTTCTTCTTCTTCCGGGTCCGGGCCTTCGGGGCCCCTTCCTTGGCGTCTTCGTCGGGGACCGCCACCGTGGACCGCGATCCGGGCCGGGCCGCCGTGGTGGCCTTCACCGGTTCGTCCGCGGTCCCCACCTGTTCCACCTTGACGGCCTTCGCGATCACTTCCGCGGCCTTGGCGTCCAGCTTCTTCGCTTCCGCCTTGTCGGCCGCGATCATGAAGGCCCGTGGGCCGGTGGGGTACCGCTCCTGTTGGGGGATGTCCTTCAGCATGTCCGCCACCGCGTCGTCCACCTCATACCACCCCCGATGGACCATGAACCGCAACGGCGGATCCAGGATGGTGTAAGACCGGAGCACGAACCCCAGGGGGACGTGGCGCGGATAGAGACGAACCAGCTTCGACATGATCACCCCTTGGCTTGAAACGGTTGGCCCCACAGTAGATCGGGGCGTCCCCGTTGTCCAGCCGCTACTTGCTGATCACCATGAGGGTGAAGGTCACGCTGGAGAGATCCGTGGCGTTCGGGACCTCGATCAACGGGGCGTCCGCCGCGTTGTCATTGTCCCCCTGGTAGACCTTCAGGAGCCCGTCCAGGGTGCCCGGGACGTAGGCCGGCACGTAGCCGCCACAGTCGCCGGGGATCACCGCGATGATATCGCGGGAGTCTCCCACCAGGGCCTGGACCAGGGTGTCCAGGCCGGGGCTTCCGCCGGTGGGATAGGCGCCATCCCCCAGGAAGCTGATCGAATCGAAGAACAGGGCGTCGTCCGACTGGACCGACTCCGCCGCCGCGCGTGTCATGGTTCCGAGTGCCATCGTTTTCTCCTCCGGTCCTACCGGTCTTACAGCAAGGGGCCCGCGGACGCTAGTCCCGGACCCCTTGGGTTGGTCGAGATCCGCCGATCAGACTAGCTGACCGTCACCGCCGTGACCTTCACCACCGCGGTCTCCTCCACGTACTTGAAGTCGAACCGCATGGACGCCACGATCTTCAGGACCCCGGCTTCGATGTCCTTGTCCGTCTCCATGCGGACCTTCCGCCAGAAGCCCACCATGATGTTCTTCGGGTCCAGAAGAAGGACGTTGGTCTCGTTGCCACCGCCCAGATCCTCCGGGAACAGCGGAACGTCCATGAGGGGGATCCCGGAGTACATGATCGGGGCGTCCTCCTGGAGGAACTTGTCCCCCACCGCCGTGGCCCGCGTGCTCAGGGTGTCGCGGTAGTCCACCTCCGCGTCCACGGAGGTCAGGAAGCGAAGGAGCTTCTTGTTCCGGATGTACTCCGTGGGCATGGCCTTGATCGCGCCCTTCAGATCGTCCGATCCGAGGGGGTTGCCGCCGCCGGCCACCACGTTGGACGTGGCCCCGGCCAGGAGGCCATCGAATTGGGCCAGGAAGGCGTCACCGCTGGTGGTGTCGCCGTTGACCACCACTTCGTCCACGTCCCGGCTGATCGCTTCGCCCATCAGCTCCATGACCGTCTGGCGGAGCGATCCCTGTTCGATGTTGTCCTCCAGGACTTCATCATTCAGGTTCACCTGGGCGCGGAACAGCTTCGCGTCCAGCTCCACCTTCCCGAGATCCGGCTTGGACCGGTCCCCGGTGGGGAGGGGGGTGGCCTCCGAAGCGGCGCGGAGGATCCGCGAACCGAACCGGATCTTCTCCACCAGTTGCTTCTTCGACGCCATGGGCCGCACGGTCCCCAGGCTCATGACCACCGATTCCTTGATCAGGAGCCGGATGAACTTCTTCGCCTGGGCCTGAACCAGCTCCCCACCGGAGAGCAGATCGGAAAGGGCCATGTCGGCCTTTTCGAGAATGGTGCGGTTGTCCGTGATCACGTCCGACATGGGATCTTTCCTCCGTTACCGTCTCCTGGGCGGAGCGGGGTCAACTGTCCAGGAAGCTGGTGGCCTTGTCCACCCTTTCGGGTGTCTTTTCGTCGTTCATGTCCAACGGCCACGACACGCTGGGCGGGGGACCATCCCCCACCGTCTTCTCCACCGGGATCGAATTCGACCCCGGACGCGCCTGGCGAAGTCCCCGGAGATCCTTCGCTTGCTTCTTCACCGTGGTGGTCAGGTCGGCCACCATCTTCGTGAGGGCCACCAGCTCCGGCGCCGGCCCGTCTTCGGACTTGGCGAAGGGGTTCCCGGCCGGCTTCTCCTTCGGAGCGGTCGGGCCGGAGCTGGTCAGGGCCTTCCCCTTGCTGGTCACCTTGTGGGTGTGGCCGCCACCGCCGGGATCGCTGGTGGTGGTCAGCTTTTCGAAGGCGATCGTGACCGGGTGGGTGTGGGCCGCGCCTTCCATGGCGTTGGACGGGCCGGTGGTCACGGTCTGACCGTTGGCCTTGAAGGTGTGGACGTGGGCCGCCTTCTCCGTGGGCTTCTTCGCCGCCTTGTCCAGATCCGGCGCCGCCGCCGGCGGATCCAGCTCCTGGAGGATCTTGGCCAGGGTGTCCATGGCCGCCTTGAAGGCCGCCAGGCGGGCCTTGGACATCTTCGCCCCAGCCTTCTCCACCTGGACCTCCACGGCCTCCACCAGGCCCAGGAGGGCCTTCTGGGCCGCGTCTTCCTCGCCTTCGTCCTTCTGGGCCTTCGTCTTCCCGATCTTGCGGGAGATCCCGGCCAGAACCTTGGCCACCGCGTCCAGCTCCGCGGCCAGGACCGGAACCAGCGTGGAGGTCCCCTTCGTCCCGTCGCGGTCCGACTGGGCCACGTCACTGGCGATCATGACCGTGTTCAGCCGCCCCATGGCTTCGCCCAGGTTGCTGAAGATCTCCCGCCGGAGATCCGGATCGATGGTCAGCCGCTTCTCCAGATCCGCGAAGGCTTCGCCAGCGGCCTTGAAGACCTCCGCGATGGGCGGGGCGTCCGTCGGGGTGCCATCCGGGCCGCCGGTCTCCGTGACCAGCTCCCCGTTGGGGCCGGTCTGGATCTCCGCGCCCTTCCCGTCTTCGGACTTGATCGCGAGAAACCGCCGCTTGTTCGCGGGGCGATCGACCACGGAGACCTCCTCCACCAGGAGATCCGCCAGGGTGTGGACTTGCGTGGTTTTCTTCGCCATCGAATCGTCTCCGTTGGAAGACCGCCCGACTGTAGCACGACAGCCGGGCGATCGTGCAAGCCTACCGCTTGACGGGCTTCCTGATCGCGCTTCCGCCGATCGAAAAGCCCGTCAGGGCGCCCTTCTTCACGTCCGACCACAGGGCGTCGTCCACCACCCGCTCCTTCATGAGCCAGGATCCGGCCTTGACCTGTTCCTCCCCGACCTTGAAAGCGATCGGGGCAATGAAGGACTCCAGGAGCTTCAGCTTCCCGTTCACGATCTCCTTATGCTGGAGACCAAGCTGGCCGAAGTCCTCCATGAATTTGTGGGCCGCCTGGCGGATTTCCTCCGCCGGGATCGTGTCGCCTTGGCTGTCCACTTCGTCGGGCTCCAGGACCACCCCGAACACGATCCGCTCCTCGCCTTCGGCCTTGATCAGTCGGATCTCCCGGTCCTCCTGAAGGGCGAATTTCAGGATCTCCTCCGGGCGCGAACCCGTGACCCACTCCACCGATCCGGGATCGGCGATCTCCGCGTTGGTCGCGAAGATCAGATCATCCCTGGACAGGAGCCGGAAGGCCGGGCCCGCGATCACCTTGCGGTTGGCTTCGGTGTCCTTGGCACAGATCACCCACTCCCCGCGGAGATCCCCGACCTTCGACACGATGGCGTCCAGGCCCACCGCCTCCACGACATCCTGATCGAACAGGGTGGTGGGGGTGTCTTCCTCCGTGGGGGCCAGGAGACCCGCGGCCTTCTCCACCGGCCGAATCGCCGCCGGGACTTCGGGCTCCTGATCCGCATCGAAGACCGGGGGGAGGTACAGCTTGATCACCTGTTCCGCGATGGCCCGCCGGATCTCCCCGTTGACCTCCCGGACCGTCTCCGGCCGGAAGATCTGGGTCTCCACCAGGGCCTCCCGGACCGCCAGGGCGTCCTCCTGGGTGGAACACTTCCAGTAGCGGAAGGCCGGGGGGACATCGTTCTCCAGGCTGGGGGGAAGGCCGGACTGGATCGTCCCGTCTTCGTCCACGTCCAGGGCGGACTTCCGAACCGCGTCCCAGGTCAGGACCGCCGGGACCAGGCCCATGTGGGCCATGAAGGTGTCCACGTCCATGGACTTCTTCGCCGCCTTCCGGGGCCCGGTCGTGGCCTTCACTCCGGTGTCCAGCGTGATCGTCCGGAGCCGCTGGAAGTCCCCGGGATCGGCCTGGCGTAGCCGGAAACTGTCCCCGGTTTCGTCCACCTTGTCGGCCCTGAAATCGTGATCCGTTGCCCACTTCTTCGCCGCGGCCGCGGTGGGGAACGTCTCCTTCGACATGATCAGGCTTTGGATTTCGGCCGGGGCCGCCTTGGCCGTGTCCTTCTTCGTGGACTCCAGGAGCTTCCGGGCTTCGGCCTGGATCTTCGCCTTCACCTCCGCGGGGAGGTTCGCCTGGGGGGCCCGCGCGATGGCGTTCCGAACCCTGGGGAGATCCAGCTTCCCGGAGGCGTCCCGAACCGGAAACATCCGGTTGGTCCTGGGCGTGGTCTTCCCCTCCGCGTCCTTCTTCCCCCCGGGCCGGATGTAAAGGAAGGCCGAATCCGGGAGATCGTTGACCTGGGCCGTGGGAAGGGGGGCCTTCTCCACCGTCTCCGCCTTGCGTAGATCTACCACGTCCAGCCCTTCGTCAAAGTTGATCTCCGGGTGACGGCTTCCGGCTCCCCGCTTCCGGATCCTAGCGCGGGCCACCGTGGGCCGGATCAGGTCCGGATCGCGGTGGATGTCCACCGCGTCCGGATCAGGGGCCGGGCCCCTTTTTCGCCTGGCCCGGGACACCGTTCAGGCTACTCCGCGGGCCGGGGATCGACGCCCCATTCCGGGGTGGCGTCGTCTTCGGTCTCACCGCGGCCCCAGGGGGTGTTCATGTCCATGGGCCAGATCGGGCCCTTGTCCGCGTCCTTGGTCTTCGTGACCGGGGCGGGCTTCCCGTCGTCGGTCTTCGTGACCGGGGCGGTGGTCTCCTCCGTGGGCTTGGCCAGACCTTCGATCGCGCCCTTCAGGTCGTCCAGGGCCTTGGCGAAGGTGGCCGCCGCCGGGGGGTTGGCCTGGCTGGGAAGCTCACCACCGGCCGGGGTCGTGGGAGATCCGGCGGGCTGGACCGCGGGGCCGGCCGTGGCGCTGGTTCCCGGGGTCGCGTTCTGGGGAGGCATCGCGCCGGCCGCCATGGTCGGGGTCTGTTGACCCGGATCCTTGAAGGTGGCCACGGCCATCTTCCCGGGGGTCGGGCCCTCGAAATTCTTCGCCAGCTCGATCTGGGCCCCGAGGGCGGCCAGCCGTTCGGCGCGGATCTCCGGGGTGTCGGTCGCGGCCTTCTCCACCTGGGTGGTGACGTAGGCCACGAATTCGTCCGGAGTCATCTCCGTGGATTCGTCGCCGGCGTCGTCCGCGGACTGGGTGGTGTTGGCCAGGGCGGCCACAGCCTTCTGAAGCCTGTCCAGTAGATCCTTCATGGTGTCCATTCCTCCTGGGGATGTCGGGGGACGGGTCCGCCGCCCCAGATTGCCGCGAGCATCGCAGGGATCGCGGGATCGATCAACCGTTGGAACCGTCCTCCGGGTCAAGATCCGCGGCTTCGAAGGCTCCGATCACCTCCGGAGTATCCGGCGCCATGTCGTCCCCGTCCAGCTCCATGACCACCGCGGCGTCCGTCAACCACGATCCGCGGGCTTCGTCCGGGGACCATTCCATCCCGTCCAGCTTGCTCCGGAGGTACACCGGCAATTCATCCACGATCCGGGGGACGGCCCACTTCAGATCGCGCCGCATGATCCGGAAGCCCTCCAGGCACAGCCGGAACCGATGGCGGATTTCGTTCTGGGTCATGACCGGCCGGATCACCTGGTCCGTCTGGAAGCTGGCGGAGATCGCGGCCTGGATCCCGTTGGTCACGCGGCCGGTCCAGCCCTCCGTGACCATCTTCGCCAGCTCCCCGGCAAATTCTCCGTGTGGAACATCGCGGTGGGTCAGGTCCATGTGCAGCGGCGTGACCCCGATGGC